TTGCTCTTGATACATTCGATTCATACAGTGAGGCTGAGTTGAACTATGATAAGTATGGGGAGATGTATCCTTATGCTTTGATAGAAATCATCAGCAGCGCTGAGTAACTCTTGTCTCTTTCATTCACAATCACGCGCACATTACCTATGACCACCACCGCACCTATCTTTATGCTCAAGGGTGATTCACTTGTTGCATTCGTAGATGACAAGATGCCCCTTATTAATAGAGGTGAACTGACTCGCACTGATATGATCAAGGACGCTGGCTATGTACGTGATAACGGTAGTGCTATGTACACTGAGTTCTATACTGAGCTGCTTAATGCACGAGGTATTGTACCTACCACCAACACTGATGTAGCTGATAAGGAGTATAATGACATGAGCACTGATGAGAAGGATCTCTATGATAAGATCACCGATATGCTCGGTAGCAAGTGGACTCATGAGGAGACTGTTGAGTTCATGGAGGAACTTGATGACATCGGTATCAACACTGCTAGTCAGTTCGAGGACTGCTATGAGTGGGAGCACGATAGCTACTCGTCGTATGCTGAGAAAGAGTTTGCTGAGTATTGGTGTGTGGATGTAATGGATGCACAGATCCCTGAGATTGTCCTTAGTGCCATTGATTGGCAAGATGTGTGGGATCATAACCTGCGTTATGACTTCTGCTACATTGAGACTGTTAACGGTACCTTCTTCTTTCGTAACAACTGATCATGACTGACGAAGAATACATGCAACAGGTCATCAAAGAATACAAACGTATTGATGATGATCCTGATTTAGAGGATGACTTCTTTGATTTCATTAACCTTGAAGAGGAGATGATTAATGATTAACATGTTTCACACTCACGAGACCGCTATTAAAGTTGATGTCTACCCTGATGAGTTCAAACCTATCATGAAGGCTGTCAAGTATGCTCTGATGTGTGACGATTCACGCAGTATACTCACTGAGGTAGAGTGGGCTACACTAAATGCGTGGCTTAATGACTTCTCTGATATTGCACTTAATGAGGGTGTATGAAGCTAAACATCCAACGACTGCTTGAGACATGTATTGATGATGGCATACGAGATGCTATTAACTCATGTCGTGAGGAGGATGACCTAGCATCTAAGCTAAGCGAGTACATCTGGATACAGATCGATTATTACTTTGACTTTGAGGATTGATGGCTAAACCACTCACCAGTGATCAAATCAAGTTGCGTCTTGAGATGATTGACTTTGTTGCTCAAGGTGTACGTACTCAAGCAACTGCTGGGTATTATGATGCTGAGCAAGTATCATACTTGACTCAACAGCTTGAGCGTGTTGCTAAGTTTCTTTGTGTTCGTAACTGATTATGTACACCACCTACAAAGGCCTTCGTGAGTATGAGGTCACCCTCACAAGCGGTGTTTGGTATCTACTAGCACCAAGTACTGAACAGGCAGCATGGACTGCTCTTGAACTATCCCAACAACGTAACGAACAACTAGTTAATGTCAAACAAACGGAAGAATGGTAAGATGGGTAAGCGCAAAGAGTTTCCTAACAACTGGCAAGAATACAAGGATGCTGATGATGACATGTTCCATGAGCATACCTTTGAGGAGATCATGTCTTGGAAGGTAGCAGGTTGGGAACTACCTAGTTCAGTCTGCTGTATCATCCGTACATCTGACCTCAACACTGGTAAGGTTAAGGAGTATGTCTACCAAAAGCGTAGTGCTGCTCAAGCTAAGGTTAATGCACTGATTGACACACCTGACATTGAGTTCACGGTTGTTGATCACGAGTCTATTCACTTCCTCACCCCTACTGATTTCAACTGATGTCTGACTACACCTTCTCCCGTCGTCTTGCTCAACTGATCAAGCAAGTTGAGAATCACCCTAATCGTGATGAGATCATCAAGCTTGCACAAGAGCAACTGATCGACGATAGCGAATTCACAATCACAAACAATTGAGCTTGCCTACACCAGCACAGATCGACGAACAGGTAGCTCTAGAGCGAGAGCAGATCAGACAGGGCTTACAGCGCCTTAGAGACAACACTCAGAAGCTTCAGGATAAGAGCTATGCCAGTGCTACTGTGTACGGTGTGGCATCAATTGAGGCACTGCTACCTCCACTTGTTAAGTACATAGAGGAGACTATTGAGTATCGTATCAAGCGTGGTTCTGGTCATCAATTCGATATACTCAAGAACTATGTCACTCAACTAGAGCCACTTGCTGCTGCTTCTATTGCACTCAAGCTGACCTTTGATAAGGTGTTCTCTACCAAGCAAGGTAGTGATCAACTGCAAGCTGTATGTGATGGTATTGGCAGTGCTGTTGAGGCTGAGTGTCAGATGCGGCACTATGAGAAGACAGCTCCTGGTTTGTTAGCTGCACTCAAGAAGAACTACTTCCACCGTTCTATTGGTACACATCAGAAACTTGTTGTCATCCAAACGATGATGAACAGGTGTGATGTACAAGAATGGGTAACATGGGGTAGAGCTAATCGCATTAAGTTAGGTGCATGGCTACTTGACTGCATCATGCGTACTAGTGGTTGGTTCACCAAGGACTTACGTAGGGTAGGTAAGCAAACCTTTACGTTTGTTGTACCAACACCTGAGTTCCTTGCTATCAAGGATAAAGTCATGAGTGATGCTGAACTATTTGCACCACTTGCATGGCCAATGCTTATCGAACCAAACGATTGGACTAATGAACGCGCGGGTGGTTACCTACTCAATGAGGTGATGAGAGGTAACGAACTGGTGCGTAGAGGAGACTCCACCCGTGTACAGGGGGGCACCCCTCTAGACTTTCTGAACAAGATTCAGAAGGTAGCTTACCAAGTAAACCCCTTTATCTACGGGGTTGCTGAGCAGCTAACCAAGATGGAACGCTCAGTTGGTAAGTTCCTCCCAATCGTTCATCATCCTCTGCCTGCTAAACCTGCTGATATAGAAACTAACTATGATAGTCGCAAGGATTATCGGAGAAGAGCAGCAGAGGTTTTAAACATCCAAGCACAAGAACCTAAGAAGTCTTGTCGTACTAGGATGACGATGGAGGCAGCACATAGGTTCAAGGATAGAGAGAGGTTCTATTGTCCATGGTCATTTGACTATAGAGGTAGAGCATATCCTATTCCTGCTTTTCTAACACCACAAGATACTGACTTCGGTAAGTCACTACTTAGATTTGCTGATGGGTCTTATATGACACCTGAAGCTGAGTCGTGGTTAGCCTTCCAAGTTGCTACTAGTTATGGGTTGGATAAAGCCACCATGTCTGAGCGATTAGCTTGGGTGGAGAATAACATCACACTCATCAGTCGCATTGCTACTGACCCAATCGACTCTTTACCAGAGTGGGAGGCAGCAGAAGAACCTTGGCAATTCTTAGCAAGTTGTGAAGAGTATTATCATTGTGTGATCACAGCTGATAGACAATTCACGTCGTTGCCTGTTGCTGTAGACGCAACCTGTAGTGGCCTCCAAATCTTGGCAGGACTCGCAAGGGATAAGTCAACAGCTAAACTGGTTAACGTCCTTCCTGGTGATAAACCACAAGACGCCTATAAGGTAGTAGCTGAGGTCGCTATGTCCTCAGTACCTGAACGCTTACGTCCTCACCTAGATAGGAAGAAGACCAAGCGATGCGTTATGACTATTCCATATAATGCAAAGCCTTACTCCAACAGGAGTTACATCAAAGAGGCTTTCTTAGAGGATGGGATAGAGCTTGAGAAGGAAGAGCTAACTGAAGTTGTTAAAGCTATCAGGTTAGCTATGGATGTGGTCGTACCAGGTCCTATGGCTGTCATGAAGTGGATTGAGACTGAGGTAGCAGCTGCTGTAAAGCGTGGTGCACAATACCTTGAATGGACCACCCCATCAGGGTTTGTTGTACACCAGAAGCTTAACAAGAAGCAGTTCCAGTCTATGGAGCTACAGCTACTAGGTCGGTGTAAGATGAGCGTTGCTGTTGGTGATACCGATAAGGTAGACATCAACCACCACAAGAACGCCACTGCCCCTAACCTGATCCACTCACTTGATGCTAGCTTGCTACACTTGAGTGTCCTACGCTTCGACGCACCGATTGCTCTTATTCACGATTCTGTGCTTTGTCGTGCAACGGATATGTCTACCCTATCCGCCATTGTACGAGAAACCTACATGCACTTGTTCGCAGAGCATGATTACCTACGAGACTTTGCACAACACATTGGTGCAGAGACTGACCCACCGATCATTGGTGATCTAGAACCAGAGACCGTGATCGAATCCACTTACTTCTTTTGTTAATGACCCAATCCATCCACGTTACTCAACAGCCTGTTGTCCTTGAAGGTTATCAAGCTGTACTGAAACCATCTAAGTTTGGTTACTCACTGTCTGCACTCCTGGACTCCCAGCTTATCGAAGCATTGGAGGAGGACCGTAAGGAAACACTCAAGTGGGCAGAGTCCAAACTGAAGAACCCTAAGCGTAGTGTCCTCAAGCCTGAACCCTGGGAAGAGGTTACTGAAGGTTCCTATAAGACTAAGTTCTCCTGGAATGAAGAGAACCGTCCCCCTGTTGTAGACAGTGAGGGCACACCTATCACCAATGCTGACCTGCCTGTCTATAGTGGTAGTAAGGTTAAGCTTGCCTTCCGACAGAAGCCCTACATCCTCAAGGATGGTGTCACCTATGGCACTAGCCTTAAGCTTGTAGGTGTCCAGGTAGTAGAGCTTGGCGGTGGTGCTGGCATTGATCGTGGTGATCTTGGTGAGACTGAGGTAGCTGCACTGTTCGGTCAGACTAGTGGCTTTAAAGCTAGCTCGGTACCTGCTACTGTCACTGATGAGGCTAGTGAGGATGTTGTCGAGGATGACGACTTCTGATGGCATTCCGCTCAGGACTTGAAGAGAAGGTCGCTGATCTTCTCACCAACCTGGGTGTCAAATACGAATACGAATCAACCAAGGTACCTTACGTACTGCAATGCAACTACACGCCAGACTTCCTCCTACCTAACGGTATCTATCTAGAGACCAAGGGTCAACTAACGGAGGAGGATAGGCGTAAGATGAAAGCAGTCAAGGCAGCACATCCTGACCTTGATATTCGTTTCGTGTTTCAGTCACCCCACAACAAGATCTACAAAGGATCAAAGACCACCTATGCTAAATGGTGTGAGAAGCATGGCTTCCAATACTGTTCCTTCCATTCGATTCCTATTTCATGGCTGACATAAATAAGATCAGGCAGGTTGTTGCTGCGCTGATTGATGCATTTGATAGCACCAGCTCACCTAATGATATCATCGAAGCATTCGAGGATGAGCTTGATGCTTATGAACAACTGATCCAAACTTACCACCAAAAGTAATGCGCCCCACACAATACGGTTCTGTTGAGTATTATGCTGATGGCTTCAGTGACTACCTTGCTGATGTTGATAGCAAAAACCCAGCAACCACAGAGAATCTCATTCAAGGTTTCTATCAAGCACTAGATTCATGGTTCGAGTACCACGATGAGCAAGCGCGAACATATGCAGACCTCCGAAAGCGAGTTCGTCAGGCACTTACCGTGTGATAATTGTGGGTCATCTGATGCAGCTAGCCTGTACACAGATGGCCACACTTTTTGTTTCTCATGTAACGCCTACACCAAAGGTGATGGCGATGTTCACACTCATAAAATGTCCACCAATGTCCAACTCCGAGGTTCAGCCGAGCGGCTGCAAAAGCGGAACATCTCAGAAAAGGTTTGCCAACAATACCGAATCTACAAAGACGGAGACGTTCTACGCTTCTATTATTTCGACGATGCTGGAGTCGCTAAAGGCTGCAAGGTAAAGACAAAGAGTAAGCTATTCACTTATGAAGGAGAAACACCTGGAACACTCTTTGGACAACATTTGTTTCCCGCCACTGGAAAACGAGTCGTCATTACAGAAGGGGAACTCGATGCGGCTTCATGTAGTGAAGCTATGCCGGGGTGGCCGATGGTATCTCTACCTAGCGGTGCCGCTGCGGCCAGGAAGTCGGTTCAACGGGCTCTCCAATGGCTCCAGGGTTATGAGGAGATTGTCCTGTTCTTCGATAATGACGAGGCAGGCCGTAAGGCAGCGGAGGACGCAGCAGGCGTCTTACCACCTGGCAAGACAAAGATCGCAAGACTTGAGGAATACAAGGATGCGTCAGACGCGCTTCAAGTCAATGACACTGAAGCAATTCGTCGAGCGATTTGGGACGCGAAACCTTACCGTCCAGATGGGATCGTAGACGGTAAATCCCTTCTAGATTTAGTAACAACACCAACACCACCATCAGATCATGACTATCCCTTCGCAGGACTCCAATCAAAACTACACGGCATCCGGTTTGGAGAGCTGCTCACAATTACTGCAGGTAGTGGAATTGGCAAAAGCTCCTTCTGTCGTGAGCTTGCAACTCACCTACTCACCAAAGGAGAACGAGTTGGGTACCTGGCTCTTGAAGAAAGCAACCGTAGAACGGCTCTCGGACTAATGTCCGCTGCTGTTGGTAAATCACTACACATTGGAGATCATGACAGAGCTGCCCTCACCGAAGCTTATAATCACAGTCTTGCTAAGTGGAACCTGTTTCTTTTTGATGGCTTCGGTTCTTTCGACCCAGATGTTATCTACAACCGAATTGAATATCTTGCTTGCGGGTTAGATACTAAGGTCATCTTTCTTGATCACCTATCGATCTTGATGTCTGGATTGGAGGGTGACGAGAGGCGGATGATTGATGTTACTATGACCAAGCTACGTTCTCTTGTAGAGCGCACTGGTATTGCTATGTTCCTTGTCTCCCACCTTAGGCGTACATCCAATGATACAAACCACGAAGAAGGTGCCCGAGTCACCCTTGGACAGCTTCGAGGTTCGGCAGCTATTGCTCAATTGTCAGATGGAGTTATTGCGCTTGAACGGAACCAGCAAGCGGATAGAGGAGGCTCTTCAACTACTGTGCGAGTCCTCAAAAACCGTTATAGTGGGGAAGTGGGAGTAGCTTGTCAGCTGACCTACGACCTAGATACTTGTAAATTTACTGAGACTGAAGCTAATGACTTCGACCCAACAACGGACTTTTGACCCATACAATCTTCGTGGGCGCCTGCCTATGACACCTGTATGGAAGGATCCCAATAAATCACAACAACGTCGAGCCGAAATGACTGAATACAGCCGAGTCCTCCAGTTCTCTACTGGTGAGGTTAGCTACCGTCGCATGGCTGCTGATGGTTACCCTCTCTACATTGATGCGAATAACGACCCATACGCCTATTTGAAGCGACCTAACCCACCTACCCCTGAAGCAGTAGCCAAAGCTCAATTTGTAGATAAGACCTACGTTTGGGTTGGTAAATGACACACCCCATCACCCCACCTCCCGAGCTGGTGCAGCAGTGGTGGGACGACTTCAACGTGGTCCACTTCTTGTACTTGCAGTTCAAGAGGCTTGAGCTGGCTATTGAGAAGTTCTTCTTCCGCATCAGGCTCGAATGGGGCATCTTCATCATGCGCTACAACAAGCGCAAGTACTTGAAGATGGCACAAGAAATCTTAGAAGACCTTGAAAAGTCAAAAGAGTAGTCATTACCACTAGATCAGTTATGAGCTACGATTGGAAAACCGACAAATCAATTATGAACTACGATTGGCGAACCGAACTCAAACTTGCTCTCAATGAAGCGCTTTGGGCGAAAGCGCCCGGTAATACACCGCTGGGAGTGCTTGAAGAAGCAGCGTGTGCCGCGCTGACCATTGTCAATCGTTTTGTTGAATCCAACAAGACCCAGTAGTCATTACCACTAATCATCCATGACACAACAACATCCCATCACCCCACCTCCCGAGCTGGTGCAGCAGTGGTGGGACGACTTCAACGGTGCCTTCTACGAGTTTGAAGCAATCACCGCCACGGTCTTTCAGGCCGGCGCCGACCAGGAGCTGGAGGCGTGCTGTGAGTGGCTGTGCCGCAGTGGTCACCAGTTTGCCGAAACCTACGTGGCGTATCTCCGCGCCGCCCGCCGCCCCAAGCCGCCGAGCTTGAAGGAGCAGGCCATGGACGCCCTAAACGTGATTGAGGATAAAATGCTTGGACCAACAACTGAAGAAAAATTAATCCGCCGCGCATTGGAGGCACTGCCCGATTGAACCTAATCTTTGACTTAGAAACAGACGGACTATACGATGATGCTACCAAGATTCACTGTATTGGCATCTATGATCTCGACTCTAAACAGACTCTCGTTTTCAATGATGAAGGTAGCGAACAACCTATCACAAAAGGTGTCCAACTACTTGAGGATGCCTGTTGCCTTATTGGTCACAACATCATTGGCTACGATATTCCTGTGCTCCGTAAGCTCTATCCTTGGTTTACCCCCAACGCTAGGGTTGTGGATACTTTGGTTCTTAGTCGTATTTATCACGCTGATATGCTGAAGACCGATCAGAAGCGTAGGTGGAAGGATATGCCACCACAACTTCAAGGACGCCACTCACTGGAGTCCTACGGTTACAGGTTAGGCGAATACAAGGGAGAGTTTGGGAAAGATACTGACTGGAAGCACTGGTCACAAGAGATGCAAGATTATTGTTTACAAGACGTACAAGTAACACAGAAGTTATGGCAACACTTCCATCCATACCTGACTTCATCCAACTAGAACATGATGTCGCAACAATCCTCACCCAGCAAGAATTACATGGATGGTACTTTGACGAAGATGCTGCACGGGAACTTGCACAAGCTCTCTATTCCGAGCTTGATGGCCTTAATCGTGTACTACGGAAGCGGTACCCTTACGTTGCAGGACGCGAATTTACTCCGAAGAGATCTAACAGAACCACAGGTTATGTAGGTGGTGCTACTGTAACCAAACTCAAGGAGTTTAGCCCTACCAGTCGTGATCACATTGCATGGGTCATGAAGAACCTACACGGCTGGGTACCTGATAAAGAGACAGCAAGTGGCAAGACTGCCATTGATGAGACTGTTCTCAAAGACATCGGTACAGAGGAGGCACTGCAGTTCTTCCGTTGCCTTGAGTTAACTAAGCAGCTTGGCATGTTGTCTGAGGGCAAGAATGCTTGGCTTAAGCTGACCAAAGGTAATCGTATCCACCACCACTGTTCGGTTGCTACTAACACCCACAGATGTGCACACCGCAATCCTAACCTTGCACAGGTACCTAGTGATCTTAACTTCAGGAAGTTGTTCACTGCTAGCCCTGGTATGGTCATGGTTGGTGCTGACCTAGCAGGTATCGAGCTTAGAATGCTAGCGCACTATTTGGCTCGATATGATGGGGGCAGGTACGGAGATGTACTTCTCAACGGTGACATACACCAAGAGAATGCAGACAAGATAGGCATATCACGCCGACTTGTAAAGACTGTAACATACGCCTTTCTCTACGGAGCTGGCGACCAGAAGATAGGACTTAGTTATGACCAAAGCCTTTCCCCGA